GATATCGTGGGTAAACCCGCAGCGGCAATCGGTGTGACCGGTGTGGTAGAACTGTCCGACGCAATCACTAACGACAAGACCCGAGCGGCGTCACTGCTGGGCCTGTGGAAGGTGAACTCGAACGGTTATGGCTTCGTGCCAATTACCCGCCAGGTTAACTCCCGCACACTTGACCGTGACGTGGTGCTGACGGCAGAAGACGTGTACTCCCTGACGAAGGCCCAGGTAGATGCCCTGATCACTACCGTTCCGGGAGATCGAACCCTCCTGTGGGGCCCAGCAGTCACCACCTCTCTGTCCGCCGTCCCATCGGGGAACTTTATCACCCGATTCGTCTCACCGACGGACCCGGTGTTATCTCGTCCTCTGCAGATCTGGGACATGATCACAGGTGTATACACTAACGTGAAGGTAAATCTATGATCACACTCGTAAGCGAAGTCGGGGTAGACCCGAGCTTCTTAACCACGCGTGACGTGGAAGGATTAACTCAAGAAATTCCCGCTCAGAGCCAGCGGGCGGATGATCTCATGGACGTCCTGGAAGGGAAAATGGGCGCCGGGGAAGCGGTACCGTGGTCAGACGTGGAGAACCCCGTCTACGCAGATTCCTCTACCGGTGCGGTAGGCTTGGCCAAGATTGACTCCCTGACCAGCTCCCAGTCTCAAACGACAGCCGCTTCAGTCTACGCTGCAAAGAAACTGCTGGCCCAGACAAAAGCCCTGCCGACGGTGAAGATCAACGGGAAAGCCCTGACCGCCGACGTCACGTTGACGCTGAACGACTTCAACATGTACACGGCAGCAGAGATTGACGCTAAGCTAGGACCGGCCGATCCTACCGGTCCGTATCTCTTTTTTGATACCGACGCTGCAGAAGAGATCACAGGGACTCAGGTGGCCCAGAATCCGGATGATGCTTCCGGAAATTCAGGTATCCTAACGAACCTCCGTTATGTCAACGGTGAGTGGGTTGGAACGTACACCCCGATGAAATTCCTGATCCAAGGTGGACAGGCACTGAACATCATCCGCAGGTAAAATAGTGCTTATTACAGGAGAATTCCATGAATGAATTAACAGTCGTCGACCGTGCCGGTGTAAACCACCCGTACGTGATGACGCAGGACCAAGCTCAAGCTTTACTCGATTCGTACGGAACCGGCGGCATGGCCAAAACGATCCCGGCCGGCGTTAACATTGGGAACTACTTTGCCCGTTCTACCGGTGGATTCTTCTACGATGACCCGGCGATCAGCCAGAGCACCGGTTCTCCTAACGGTTTGCAGACGTACTACACCGTCATTTACGGCGGCGTGCCGGGTAACATCACGATCTTCGCAAACACCAAGGGTAACAACCTGTTTATCGGGGAAGTATTCGGGGACGTCTTCCGTGGGTGGAAGACCTTCGTACAGACGGCAGAGATGAACGCAGCGATCGCCGCGGCTATTGCTCTGCATGAATCCTCTGTGAACCACCCGTACGCGACGGAGATTCAGAAGGGTTTCATTGAGATTGCTGCAACGGCGGAAGCCCAGAGCAAGACTGAGAATACCCGTGCGATGACCTCGCTGAAGACCCAGCAGTTGCTGGACCTTTATGGCGTCGGCGCGAAATCGATTATGATCCCGACGGGCACTAACCTGGCGACGTACTTCAACGATAAACCGTTCGGCGTATATCACTTGGATAACTATCCGGGCAATGGCTATTCGAACTATCCTACCGACGTGGTCGGCGGATGGGGTGAAATCATCTGTACCAGCCATGAAGTGACGAACTACAAGTCACTCTCGTTGATCTCCGATGCCGGTAATCTCTATACCGCCGCTGTTACCGCAGGATCTTTCTCAGGATGGCGCCGTCGCATTGAACTGTCGGATATCCCGATTGCGACCAGCAGCGTTCAAGGTCTGACCCGCGTTCTCGACTCGATCACGAGTGGATCTACCACTGACGCCGGTTCTGCCAATGCCGTACGTGTGGCCTATGAGACGGCTAACTCTAAAGTCCCGCTCACCCGCCGCATCAACGGAATGACCCTGGACAATGACTTAACGATTGATGCTCACGGCGTTGGTGCGTATACTCAAGCAGAGGTTAACGCCCTGATTGCGAACCTCGGTGCCGTTCAAGATCTCCGTTGGTCAGGAGAAACTCAGAACGACAAACTACAGTTCACCTACTACTCACAAGGGCGTCGCACAAGCGTTCCCGCAGGCGGGGTTATTACTAACGTTGCGGATTACCAGACTAGTAAACTGTGGATCGAAGATGTTGATGGCGTTTGGTATGTGTATCTGCAAAAGAAAATGGGAGGCGTTTGGTACAACGTAGGCTTATGATCATAACTGGACCTTGGGAAGTGTACACACCGGAGAATGCACCGGTTGACGCGAAAATTGAATGGCTGACCGACCCTCTCGGCCAAGACTGGTACGTGTATCGCCGGGATATCACTGCTCCGCACGTCTTCTTGATTGATCAAGATGGCTCACCGAGAGCGTACCATACCGACCCGAGTTACCTGACTCCTTGTGGACTTCGTGTCGCCGAGATCGATCAGGAAACTATACCGGAAGATTTCACGTTCTCTAAGTATCGCATTACGCTGGACGGATTCGTCGCTCGGGAGTTAAGCGAGCAGGAAAAGATCGATCAGACGAAGACTAAACGTACCGTACTACTGAATGGGATTACGGATACTGTCTCCCGGCTGAAGATGCTTGAATCGACCGACAGCCTCGATGAAGAATCACAGGCCGAGTTAAACAAGTATATCACGTACATCAAAGCTTTAATGGGTATCAACTTGGTTGATCCGGTTTGGCCAACACTTTAATGGAGAACGCATGAGCGATTTAACGTTAGTAGCACCCGGTGGGGTGGAGCGTAAAGACATCACCACCGAAGAAGACATCGCAGCGATCCAACAGATTGCCGACAATGCTCTTAACGTGGCCAACACCACGGAACGATACCTCGGTACCCGCGTACCGGTTGGCCGTATGGTGAATGGCAAGACGCTGGACGACGACGTGGTGATCACTGCGGACGATCTGGATACTTACGATAAGACCACGATCGATCAGAAGATCGCTGCCGTGGAAGCAGGTGGCTACAATCCTGTTCGCGTCAATGGTAAGCTGCTCGACAAAGACATCACCCTGACACCAGGAGATATCGGAACGTACAGCAGCTCTGAGATCGACACCAAGGTGCAGGGCTTCGTGCCAAACACCGTGACGATCAATGGACAGCAGTTGAACAAGAACCTGACGCTGACCGCCGCTGACCTCGGGGCCTACACCAGTGGTCAAGTAGACACTCTGCTTCAGGGTTACGTTCCGACCACTCGCAAGGTAAACGGAAAGCAACTCTACCAGGATATCACCCTGGTCGCGGGGGATGTTGGAGCGTACACGAAGGCCGAAGCGGTCCCTCGCACGTACACCATCAACGATATCCCAATGACCGGTACCGGCTTGACGCTGGATGCCAGTGCGTTCAACACGTACACCAAAACGGAAATTGACGCAAAGGTAAATGGTTTCCTTAGCATCAATAATGCCGCCGGTCTGGGTATGACAAATATCCCATACCTGACAGACGGGACAATCCAAGTGCAAACTGTGAATGATTCCCCTATCGGTGCGGGATTCTATGGCTATAAAGCGGGTACAGACTCAGGGGGTGCCGCAACGTCAGTTGCAGATCGTCCAACTGGCTCAAACGTTGGTCAGCTGATGACAATTCCATCTGGGCCGACTGGGAAAGCGGCTACTCTAGCCTTCCCTTCTGACCAGACGAAGCTGATGTATCAACGTCCGAGTGCTGACGGCACCACTGTAACGCCGTGGATCCCGATCTACTCTACGGAGAACAAGCCGACGCTGACAGAACTGGGAGCTTTCGACGACGCCAACGTACCGGCCGGCCGTGAAGGTGATGTGCTCTTCGTTGATGCAACGGGATCTAAAAAGATGTCTCCGGAACAAGTCGTTCAGGACGCCCGTATCGTCAACTCTGACGTGACGCTGGCAGCAGAGAAAGCGACTATCTTGACGGCTGGCGATATCTTTGCCAAGTGGGGCCGTGTAGGCCTGACGAACGCGAGTGGGGTGGATGAAACCCAGTCGTGGACCTTTAACGCCACAACAGGATTGATTCAGTGTACGCGTAACACGTCAGGGTTGACCGGATTTATCTCTCCAGGTCGTTTTGACAACTGGTCTCTGGAAGCCCAAATGTCTTCGACGGACGGGGATGACGACTCGGTCGGTCTGATCCTGGCAGTTACTCAGGATGCCACCAACAAGTACATCCTGGCAGCCTGTCGCTCTCCGGGTGGTGTGGGTGATCAAACCTGGGGTGTTAAAGTCTTCACGCAGAACGCCGCGGGAACTGCTCAGTCTGTTGCGGATATCACGAACAAGACGAGCCTGGTGAAATGGGGTAACGGGAACTACGGTGCGAACGCTGCAGCGGCCGGTTACGTGACCAACACCGCCGGACAGGGATGGAGTGGTTTCCCACAGGGTTGCCTTATCAAAGCATCTCGCGTCGGAAGCACGATCACTCTGGACACGAGTGACCTAAACTCCAACACGTACATCGCTGGAGCGACGATCACTCTGGACCTGACTACCGCGGCACTGGCCAAGTTCAACGACAAGTCATCTTACGGTTACTTCTCTTGGTCACAGAACGCAACGACCTTCACGACGCTGGCGTCATCTTCTGGTGACAACAAAATCTACGATGCCCGTGACGGTTCGGTCTGGTCTTACAACGGCACCGCGTGGTCTCTGACGGCTGGGGCTTCAGTGTTTGTCGACCTGGAAATCGGTCGCATTTACTCGAACCCGAGAACGAAGAAGCAATTCTTCCTGGAATCGAAGACGCGTATCAAGGATATCTCTCCGGCCATTTCTCCGGCCACAGTAGCGGTTACCGGGATTCGTACCGACGGAGATTCTGGATTGATTGAGCAGTGGGGGTCTATCACCTCAACGGCAGCCGGTGAGCATATCGTAACGCTGCCTTCACCGTTCCCGAACGCGATGTTCCAGGTTCAGGCGACACTGACGTACAACGGTAACCCGGGCTATGCGTCAGCCAAAGTGATCGACAAGACGAGCTTCATGGTGTTCTTTGCAGGAGGGACGGACGGAAGTTATGCCGGAGCGGCTTGGCGAGTGATTGGTAACTAAAAGAAAACCCCGAGAGATCGGGGTTTTTTATTAGAACAACTTACGGGTCGCGTCTCGGATCTCTTGGAGATCACCGACGGTATTCCGTTTGCCATTCTTGCAGAGAGCTTTGTAATCGCACCACGTACAGGCAGTCCCTTTGTTCGCCTGGAAGTTTTCCGCTTCGAGCACGACCTGGACTGCTGTCTCAATCTTGTTGTCCAACCACGTCGGCAACAGATCCTCGATGTTCTTCCCTTTGGTGTACGGTGACATGACCACCGCCCCGGCTTCCATGAAGTGAATCCCTGCCTGCGACCCACGGACCTTTCGGTGACCGAAGTGATACAGTAAGTGATACGTGGAGAGCTGTGGCATGTGGAACTTCAGACCGTACGCCGGTGAGCCACCGCGTTTGTGGTCCAGGATGAGCACGTCTTCGTTCTCCATGAGAATCGGGAGGTCAAGGACGCCGCGGAAGTAAGCATCTTCAGCGAAAAAATCCACCGGTTCGTAGTTACGATTAACCGCGAGCTTGAGCTCAGGATCAATCGACGCGATCGGGTGGTTCTCCTCGAAGGCACCGATACGGCGCTCAAAGGACTTCAGGTTCGCGTAGTGCTTCTCAACGAACTCGAAACGCTCGGGAGTAACGGAGGCGATATTCTCTTCGCGGGCCAACGCTTCAGCCGCTGCAAAGTTATAGCCGGAGAACATGAGTTCCAGGATACGGTGCAGTGTCGTCCCCGTGTTACGCAGGAGAACGTCATCGGGATTCTCCTCTTTTACCACGACGAGTTTCACGCAGTATTTCAAGAAGAACTGCAGCGGACACTTCTCAAGCATCTTCAGTTTTGACACGGACCACGAACCGAACGATGTCGGCGAGATGTCAGTCACTAGCGGGACGCGAGCGAGTGCCTCTTCAAGTTCTTGCTTCTGACTCATGGAATCTCCTAAAAAAGAGAGGGCCCGAAGGCCCCCTATTTACTACACTCAGACGGTGTAGTTAGTCTGCTGCTCATCAGGTGCAAAATCTGGATCTGATGGAGTAGAGCTGGCTGGAGCCGCTACGAAGTCAGAACCTTCGTATTCGCCCAGCTCGTTATCTGGACCGCTGTTGCCACCGTAGGCCACAACTTTCAGCAGTTGGATTTTCTCTAAACGCAGAGAGATACCGACGCCGACGGAAGCCATGTTGTATGGGAACGCAGTTACTACGCAACGAGCGACGGAACCGTTACCCACACGAGCGGCTTTTACCTGCTCAGGGGTCATCGAGTTGCCTTTACCATCAACGACTTTCATCTGAATGTCTTCGATAGTGCCGTCTTTCTTGGTGATACGAGCTTTACGTTTCAGCTTCAGTACCAGAGTGCCTTCTTCAGTTTCCTGAGCGGTCCACGGCTGGTTATCGGCCAATTTGAGAATCTTAGGCTTAACTTTCTTCGCCTTCGCTTTCTCGTTTTCTTCTTCCTGATAAGCGGCCAGCGCTTCTTCAGCCATTGCTTTCAGCGGCTCAAACAGAGCTTCCATTTCACGCTGGGTCGGGTAGACGGTTACTTTGTATTCGCCTTCCGCGTTGAATTTGGTGTCTGGATCAACGATGTGGAACCATTCGCCTTTAGCTGCTGGGATGATGATACGCTGTTCGATTTTGTCAGTCATTCGGATTCTCCGTTAGAGTTTGTGTTTTGAGATGCAATTATCTCTGAAAGCTCGGCGAATGTCAAGCCCCAAGTTGTCTGAATACGTTCTGATACCAAGCCTTTTCGAAATTCGGCAAGGTCTTCCGGAGTCAGAACGATGCGTCCAGATTTCTCCATAGTTGTTATACCCCAGATTTACGGTTTTGAGGTTCCTGGAAGAGAATCTCAATGGTGCGACCAGAACCCTGCATGGTGTAACGGCCACGGCGCTCGGACGGTGTCACGATGGTTGCACCGATCAGGTCCATTTGGTCACGGTCTCGATCGGGGTCATTGCTGTTGAGGATAAGGGCGACCACGCCGTTATCTCGCTGTACTGCTTCAATCTTGATCATGGTATTCCTCAATTGACTATTCGGGTTTCGCCGAGTACTATACTGCTATTAACCTGGAGAACACAATGGGCCTGACAAAATACTACGAAGAGATCTGCGACCGCTACCCGATTCTATCCCGTGAGGACGAAACGGTACTGCTGGCGACTTATTTCGATCCCGCCACTAACCCTAATGTAAAGAAGGCCGCTCGCGATAAGTTGATCTGCTCAAACCTCCGCTACGTGTTCAAACGGGCCAAGAAGTATTCCCGCGGTAACCTGGAGCAATTCGAGGACCTGATCGCAGCCGGAAATGAAGGCTTGCTTGCAGGTCTCGACAAATTTGATCCGACCTCGGGAGTTCGTCTATTGACGTACGCCGGCTGGTGGGTCATGCAACGCCAACTCAAAGAGATGTCCAAGTGGCGTTTGGTGGCTCTTCCCGCTCAGAAGCAACAACTGGCGACCAAGCTGAAGAAGCACATTGAAGGTCTCGATGTTGTCCCAACGCTGTGTGAGCTGCGTGAAGAATTCCCGAATGCATCCGTGCGGGATTTGAAAGAGCTCAGTAAGACCCAGTACATCACCTTCTATCTGGATAACATGAAGGAGGCAGAGATGCCAACGGTTAACCCGATCGATGAACTGGTCAACGAGCTCGAAGACAAAAGTCTCATGGGTGCAATTAACGCACTGCCTTATCCTGATAGCACAATCGTTAAGCTGACATACGGTCTGATCGACGGCACGGAGATGAAGCCGGCCGACATCGTGAAGCACATCAACGATCCTAAAGTGAATCAAGCGTTCGTCAAGAAGACGTTGGCGAAGAGTCTTGAGAGTATTGGAGAAGTTATGGAGGCGGGTTACGGGTTGATGAGTACTTCAGGGATGGACATGCCGTCCAGTCCTCTGGGGTATATCGAGAACGACTGATCCTGCACCGTGACTTGGCGATTGTCTACCGAGATGTCATGACCGAGCTCGGTAGCGATCGTCACTGCTGCGAAAATCCGTCCAACACGAGAAGAAACGCCAAAAGCCGCCATCGCCTTTTTAGTTTTATCCTCAATAGTCTTCCGCTCCCACCGGCCTTCTGGTGTCAGCGTTAACAGGTTGTCTTTCATCTCGATCTTCATTCTCTTCTCCGTTAGGAAAAAATTCCCAATTCCAAATGTTCATTCATAAGCCTATGAAGGATTCCGTTAGCCAACGTGGAAGATGGCGGCGGGTTCTGTTAATAAATGAGCGGAAGCGACTGTCTACCAGATAGGTCGTCCCACTGTCAGTTTCGGAGCGTACTACTCGACCGAGAATCTGGCCAAAGACCACCAGTGTTTTCAGGTCGTACCAACCACGGACCGTTTCCATCATCCGCTTCACCACTTTGTCACCGACGTTTAAGTACGGTACCGAAGTCACGATTTGGAAGCGGGCACGGTCATCCTTGAAGTCTGTCCCCTGCTGGCAGATCGGTGAGATAAACACACCGTTGCCCGGGGCAATGAAGAAGCCCATCAGGGCCAGTTGGAAGTCTTCTGGCGTGTGGGTAACCGCACGATCACCGAGTGCGGCCTGCAGCTGGATGGCCTTGGCGTAACTCGACACGTGAATCAACCCCTTCTCCCGAGGATGATCATCCATAATCTCACGACAGACGTCGACCAGGTGGCCGAAGTTGTTCTCCCAGACTCGGGCCGACGTGTCTATCGCGTTCGGATGCAGGATCACCGGACGGTTCGCTACTGGGAACGTGGAGTTCACCTTAACGTGTGCCGTCTCCCTGGCATCCAGACCGTTCTCCCAACAGAACATGTTCTTGTTGTAGATCGTCCCCGACATCAAGAGGATCTTATCCCCGTGATCAAGAATGAGCTTGCGGGAAGCAGCGGCCACGTTCAGCTGTCGGAACTTAATGACGGTCCCACCAGGCAAGACCTTGAAGTCTACCACGAAGGCACCGAAGATAGATTCCGCGAGGGCTTCAACCTTCAGGTCATGGTCCTCGAGATAATCACGGAACTCTCGAGTGTTTGACCCGATCGGTCGGTTCTGCGGGGCGTGGAAGAAACGCTGCCAGCGAGGCAGATCCCACTGCTCCATCTCGCTGTCCTCATTAATAAAGATCCCGCGGATATAGAAGTCCTTCTCGAGCATATCCCGTACGATACCGGCCATATCATGACACTCATCAACGATCAACGTCGGGCGACGCTCGAAGCGGCCGGCGAAGTTCGTCTGGAAGATAAATGAGTGGAGGTTACAGACCACGTGCGGGGCACCGATAGCGACCTGAATAGCAGAGTTGTACGGGCAGGCAATACCGCTCGACGACTCACAGTCATCCACGTAGGCTTCTCGGCGGGCCGCCGTTGAGAAAGTCGTGCAGCGTCCGGTAGCACACATTCTCCCCGTCAGGAATCTGGTAGAGAGATTCCCTTCGAAGACTTCGGATTCTATTTGATGGACGGGAAGGTTCTCATTGCCCGGTCGGGAAGGATCGACGCAGGGGTAGGCCGAACGGCCTTTGAGCGTGACGACGTGCTGGGAAAAATCGTCAAAGTACTGGTCTTGCAGGCTCTTGCGGGGTGTCAGTAAGAAGCTCCGCCCTCGGGAACACCCGACGGCGAGAGCCATTGCGGACTTACCGGAACCCACTGGACTCTCCAGGATGATGCAAGAGTGCTGCGGCAGGATAATGTCTAACTGCGTTAGCACTCGGTCTTGCGTTTCTCGTATCGAGTCGAACGGAAAGTAGTCCTTAATCATAGTGACCTCTGGCTGTTTTACACACTTTTCTTATACCAGTGGTTTGAGCCTTCTGGAAAAGTCTACCAGGGTCGATTCTCGGATTACCATCTTGTTTTGCAGGGCGTTATAGACTTGTTCTTCGGCTTCACAGTCACCCAGAAGGACGTAATAGTCGACCGGCATCGTCTGACCGATTCGGTGGGAACGGTCTTGCTGCTGCAGGTAGACTTCCAGCGAGTAGTTCAACGAGTAGAACACGTGGGTGAACACCCGGGTCGAGACCTCAGGAAGGATCTCCTGGGCCCGATCGAGGTTCTCCGGGTTCGCCCCGAGGACGGTAATCCCGTAGTTCACCGACTTGGCCTGACAGACCAGCCACGAAATGCTCGGATCGTTGTTGAACTCACGGATAATCGCACCCGTCCCCTTCGTCCCGCCTTTGATAACCCGATGGGTCACAGAACGCTCTCTGAAGGCCGCTGTGATGAGCTCGTACTCTGCCTCGCAGTTGTACCACAAGATACCCTTGCGTCCAACCAGGGGGCCATTGAGGAGCTCAAACAGGGCATCGAGCTTCGGGTTCTCTTCGAACAGATATGTCTGGCGAGGAGACTCCTTCTGATCGTTCCCAAAGAGGATATCGTAGTAATCGTCGGACTCTTCCTTGTAGTACAGGAACCCGCTGGCGATCTGTTGGACTTTGGCCAGCATACCCAGACCGTTATCGACTGAGACCATTTCCCCGTTCGGCAACTCGTAGGCGTAGTTACTGACCAACCCGGAGTACATTCTCTTCTGTGCTTCGGTCAGTGGAACGTCAACGCGGTGGAAGTGCTTCGGTGGGAGATCCAACCAGTCTTCTTTACGCATGACGATCGAACAGGCCTCGAGGATACCGCGGATCTCCTGCACGTTCTTCTTACTGACGCCGATCGTGACCTCAAAGGACTTACCCCGGGGTTTGATCTTGATGCCGTAATGCTGATCGAACTTCCCGTAGGCCATACCGGTGAGGGCCGGCTGAAGAAAACGGATCGGTGCGAAGGCATCGAGAGCCGTGTTGTTGATCAGCGTGCCGGACATGATGACGCGGTAAGGGATCTTCGACCCGATCTTCAAGAGGGACAGCGTGCGGGTCGAGTTGTGCGTCTTGATGAGCGCTTCGTCGAGGGCAATGAAGTCAAACTCGAAGTGCTTCATCAAGTAGTCGTAGTTGCTGGCTTTGTCGTAGTTGATGACTACCACGTCGGCCGCAGCGGCCAACTCCAGGTCTTCCGCCATGGCCGCCGGGATGAACTTCACTTCCCGTTCTGCCGCTCGAAGCTTGGTGCGAATCTTCTTGTACTCGTCCGATCCCTCTTCTTCCTCTGCCAGTGCCGCGGAGTGCTTCTCAACCCGGGTCTTAGCGGCTTTGAACAGTGTCGGCCAGCTGGTGGACTGCAGCACGTACGTCTTCAGGTCCGGACGGTGCGTACCGGTCTCATCGACCCACACATCGAGCAGGGCTACCGGGCACACGATCAGGCTCTTCTTGAACTTCATCAGCTTGATGAAATCCAGGATGATCTTCGTCTTGCCCAGGCCGGGATCGAGCAGCACGCCGCCGCCGCCGTTGGTCAGCAGATACTGTAGAACGATACGTTGGTGCTTCATCGGATCTGTGATAAAGTTGAACTCTTCCGGAATCTCTCGGAGCGTCACTTCGTTCTTTAGCAGATCAACGATGCGTTTGTCCGCCGTCGTGATTGGCGTCTTGAGGGTTTTCTTCAAACGCTCGATGATATTCTGTAAAATATGGGGTAGACTTGGGGCGAAGCGTTTGCCTCGGACCTTGTAGAGGGCGGGGAACATCGTGATGATGGTCTCTTCCGCATTGCTCTCCGGGACGAACTCAACGTTCTGTCCGTCGGGAGTTAAGATAAGTTTCATTCGCCACCTTTAGTTAAACTATGAGTACACCGTTCCTTAGAGAGGATAACACATGTCTACAACTCAATCAAAATTAAAGCAGGTACGTTACTACACGAACCTGGACCCTTACTACGTTGACGTCGATAACCGTCCACTCAAGGATATCATGGATAACATGAACATCCTGGCGGATCAGCTGGACATCACGAAGGGCAGTTTCAACCGCGGCTCACTGGCGGCGGCATCTATTGGCGTGCAATTTTCGGCCAACGAAGGGTTCGTGGGTAATCTCTACTTCCCTGGTGGTTTAAGCCTGAATGTGCTGTTCGGATATCTCATCCAGTCCGTGCCGTACGATAACAACAACACGTTCTTCCGTGTTCCGACTATGGCGGTTCATGACTCACCGACCAACCTGACGAACGTCGCTGCTCCGGTAACTGCCGGCAAGAACATCAAGTACTTGCTGCAGGGTTACATGGAAGAGGCTGACGCCACGTCGATCGTTCCGGGTGTTGACTCACTGACGAAGGTCTGTCGTTTCGCCCTGAAGTCTTCAGGTGAATACACTGCGACGGGTGCTGAACCGATTATCTATCCAGATACCGGCAATACTGCAGTCCTGTCGTTCATCGTGAAGTTTGGCCAGACGGCGTTAACCGAAGAAAACATCGTGGGTATCAACTGGGTTGACCAGTCGAACATCTCGGATTTGGTCAACGGTCAGTCACAGACCAAGTTAGAAAAGGCTCGCTTTGCGAAGGCCCGTGCAAACATCACTGTTCCACTCGGCTCGAAGATTGTCGATCTGTCAGGGCGTTCTGACTTCGACTGGTCACTCGGCAAGGATTCCTTCGAGGTGTTCTTGACAGGGGTGAACCAGGTCAACTTCAGTATCGACCCGGTTCTCTTCCGCATTATCCTGGGTGGGGAACTGACCTACGCAGCAGACGTGCAGGTTGTTCAGACGAAGATCTACACGTACAAAAGCCCTACAGCTTAAGTAGTTGCTCCATAACCGCCTGGGATTGCTCGACCAGCTTCAAGCACTCCTCGGCGGTTTCTTCTTTCTCCGTCTCCGGCCCGTAACGCATCTTAGTGATCATGTCACGGATACTCGTCATGTTCGCTTCCAACGTCTTCAAGGGCATCCCCATGAGTCGCTTCTGCTCCACGTGAAAACTCGTCTTCTGGTACTGAGCCCAGAGCTGACGGAAGGTATTGTCCTTCGAGTTAGGATCGCGTGCGTCGTTGAGAATCTTTTTGGAGTCCATAGTTAACCCTAATGTAAAAAAGACCGAAGTCTTTAGTGGTTTGCCCCGACCGGTTCGTGTGATGGCCTGGTGTTGGCACCGACCGGGGCAAATTTGTTACTGCTGAGCGTTCACTGTGCGAAACATACGCAGGGGAACGATGTTGTTGTTATCCTGCAGGCTCAGCGTGCGTTGAGTAGCCAGACGCTCTTTGCGTTGACCGTAAGCTTGAATCGCGATAGTACCTGCGATGCCCACTGCCACGCCTGTTGCAACTGCCACACCCAATTTTACATTCGGGGAACTTTCTTTCAACTGATCGAGTAATTTGCTCATGAGTATTTCCTGTTATTCTTAGTGGAGAGGGAAAGGGGCCTTAGCTAGTGACCCCTCAACCGATTACTTAACGCCCAGACCCTGACGGATCGCATCTTGTTTGCTGACGGTAGACGGTGAGTCCACGTGAGCAACGCTCAGTACTTCTGCCATTGCACCAGCAGCTTTACGATCTTTGTACATTTCCAGACCGCGGTAACCTGCATAGCCAACACCAGCAACCGCTGCAGTAGCAACAGTAGCGATAACAACTTTACGGGTAG